AGGTTTTCCAACTTTACCAATATCAGTATTACCACCAGCACCAGCGACAGAAGTATTAGATTTAGTAGAACGAAAATCTGTAAACTGTTGTCTGCTCTTTGGAAATCCAATACCAATTATCCAGTTGTGTAACTCTGTATAGTTTTCTAGGTACTCGTCCACAATAAAAGATACACTTAGATTTTCATAGGTAACTCTGTCACCAATGATAGGTATTTCTTTGAATGGGGTTTCTAAGTTTATTTCACTCAAACCAATGCCGGGAATATTTGCAGCTGTAGTAAAGAACTGCACTTTGGGAAGTTGGTTAATCATAAACCGAAATTGAGTTGGACTAGAATAATCTAACTTATCTGGTTGTCTATTAAGTGGTGAGGTTTCTGTTGTCATACTATTATTTATAAGGAAATAAAAGACAAAAAAAACGACCCGAAGGCCGTTTTTCTCGTAAAGTAACAATTCTTACATAAGGTTTGAAACTTTAACTCTGCGATAGTACTTGTTAGCATTCGCAGTAATTGCGATTGCGCCATCTGCACCAGCCGCGACTGTACCAGTAGCGAATGGGTTAGCAGAAATTCCGTAACGAGTCTTAAAGCCGATTTTTGGTTGGAAAGTATTTTCACCAACCGCACGAACCATTTGTAGAGGAACGTATGGGCAGTAGAACATACCAGCGTCATAAGGTGAAGTACCTTTATAACCAACAACATAGTATTGTGAAGCAGATACGTTAGCAGAATATGGATCAACATATACTTTATAACGTCCGTTCATAACACCAACGAATGTAGTTGAAGTATCATCAACATTCAAGTTGTTGTTAAGAGCAGGAGCATAGTCAAGAACACCAGCCATTTGAAGTGCCGAAGCAACATCAGCTGATACTATTAACATATTACCTTTACCTCTACGAGTTTGTTGTCCGATAGCATTCGCATCTCTTTCGATTGCGAACATCAAACCTTTGAACTTCTCAACAGACCAACGACCATTTGAGTCAGTGTCTAAGTCGAAAATTCCAGCAGTAGTTGTGTTTGCTTGAGCACCTTTAACAGCAGAAACATAGATGTTGCGAACAACTTCTCTGTTTATTTCTGCAAGGATTTCAGAAGAAAGGATATTAGCAAGTTCGGTTTCTGCGTCAAGACCATGTATTGCTTTAAGATCCTGTGCAAGTTCCATAGTGTACTCTGCTTTAAGAGCGCGTGTTACAGCAGTAACAGTGTGCTTCTCAATTGAGAACGCCATTTCACCGAATGCGTTAGTACCTGAGTCACCTAGTGCCTCACCTTGTACTGTAGTCATACCAGTTGCAGAAGTATAAGTTCCAGCTGGTGAATCGTTCAATACGGCAGGGTTAGTTTCAGTTGTACCAATATCTCCACCACCGATAGTACCAGCAGCGTTTTGGTTTGCTAAATCAGGGAAAGCTTCATCAGCAAGTGCTTCAGCACCATCCATTGATGCTAGACGGGCACGCATTGCAAAGATAAGACCAGTTGGCCCTGTCATTGGTTGTACACCACAAATGTCATATGCAATCAAGTTAGGCATAGAGCGTCTTACTAACGATATTAGAATGGGATCCCATGTATCTAAAGAGGCATTTCCACCAGCAAAGTTAGTTGATACTGTTTCGTTTAAGAAGTTTTTGTCTTCTTTTAAAGCTTTTTCTTGGTTTTCCAAGATGATTGTAGTTACTGCACGCTTATAACTATCCTTGATCTCAGGAAGATCAGGATGTTTAAGGACAGGTGACCACTTTTCTTGTAGATGTTCTGTTTGAAACATTTTGTTTCTCCTTTATATATTTCTACTATTTATAATATTGTTTATTTTGCACTATTTGGCAGTCCTACCAATCGCAGACATATAAGCTGTCATTGATTGAGAGGTGTCAATGTCCTGTGCGATGCCAGAGTCTACATCATCAATTGTTTCAGTAACTTCTGTGATAACTTTAGTTGAAGGGAAATAGCTTTCCTTCAATGTAGAAAGTTTCTCACGATAAGATGCTTCGTTTGCGAAGTCAACATCTTCAATCAGCGACTTAAACTTTTCAATTTCGGTATCAGCCAAGTCTGAGGAAACCTCTGACATGACAGATTCTTTCACTAGTGTAGCATTAGCAGATTTAATTTCGATGTTGGACTCCATCATCTCATTAATCTTACCTTCTAGTTCAGAAATCTTTTCTGATTGTGCTTCAAGCACAGCATATTTTTCATCTGGAACATCAACGTAATGGTCTTCAAACAATTGTTTCAAACCTGAGATAAAGTCTTCAGCGATTTCGCCTTTCAAGCCTCTTTCGATAGCCAACTCGTTCTCTTTCATCCATTCTTCAACAACATAATTAAGATAAGTGTCAACCTTTTCAGTTAACTCACCTTTAGTTGTGGTAATATTTTCTTCCAGTTCAGATTTATATTCGTCTTCCATTCTTTCAACTTCAGAACGAACTTTAGATTTAACAGCAGCCTCAAAAACTGTTGCGGCTTTGCGTTTAAATTCTTCAGAGAGGTCACCCTCACCTGTCATCAAAGCTTCAACATGTTCAGAAACATCAATAGACTTCAGACGATTTTCGACTGATTCCTTCTTGACCTTTTCTTCTTCTGTTTCTTCTGGTTTAGCGTGAGCCATTTCCATATAGGAAGCAGCTAATGCTTTTGCCTCACTTGCAGGCATTTTTTCCATTTCTTTGATTTTGTCATACATTGCGTTGATAGCATCTTTTTTGGTTTTCATTTCCATCTTAGGTGCATCATCGTCATGTTCTGCTTCTGCCATAACTTCACCTTCTGGAACATGTCCAGCTGCGAGTGATTTAGCAGTTTTCTTTAATCCATCATTTGGTGTATCCATTTTTTCTGGAGCACCTTGTGATTTTTGTTGTGCATCTCCACTTACTTGTTTCACTTTACTAGCGATCTTTTTAGCAGGAGAGTCTTTTTGCTCTGGATCAGTAACAGGTGCGCCAGTATCTTCTACTTCGCCCTTTATACTATCCATCTTATCGGCAGCACCAGCTGATTTCATAGGAGCATCTGCACCATTGGCTTCATCAAGTTCGCCAAGTACCTCTGCTTCTAATTCCTCAATGGTTTTATCTAATTCATTTGCCATGGGGATTAACTCCTTATATTGTTATAGTTATTTATAAAACTAAAGTTTTTGAAGAAACTTAGCAAAGGCTAAAGCATCCGCTTTAAAATTGCCTGTCCTATGGTTTCTTTCAATGTCTTCTTTGATCTTAGCAACCTCGGCTTCTAAAATTAAGCCATTGTTCCAGATCCATTCTTTTCCTTCCATAATACCCTCAACAAATGCGTTGGGAGCAGATGGGTCAGCAACAATATCTGCTGCTGTCGCAAGGTAAAAATCACTTCTCACTACGTTAGCCCCATTTTTCTGGTCTAAACTTCCCATACCCCTAGATGAAACACCTAGTTTCGCACCATCATCCATAAGAGATTTTACAATCTCACCCATTGGTGTACTAAGAATCTTAGCTTCACCAATAAAGTTTTTACCATCTGGATAAAGTGCAGTAATCATGTGTGATGCTCTCTCAAGATTGACTGTTGGCCCATCTGGGTGTCCTAACTCTCCGAAAGCACGCTTTTCTGAGATATACTCTTTGTTATATCTCTTTACTTCTTTACTAAGAATTTCCATAGGATACATACGACCATTTCGGTTTTTTATATCTGCTTGCATGAAAATGCCTTTGATCTTGTAATCCTTTTTACCATTTTCTTTTTCTTCTATAAGATAATCGGTATCGGATTCAATATGTTCTGATATAAGCTTTAATGTGTAACCCATAGTCCTATCCTTATGTTGTGAAACCTTCACCTTTTCTAAATTCTAAAATAACAAATCCAGAAGTAGTTGCTGTTTGTGCAGTAATATCTGCTGATGTTGCAGTTGTGTTTGTTGCAGTACCTTTGATTGCACCAGCAGAACCATCATAGTGTCCAGTTCCAGAAAGGTGTAGTGCAACTACATCAGCTGACGCCCCTTTAAATTCGATAATACAATCGTTACTGTTATCAGTATCGTGATTGCCGATAGAAAATGACCACCATGCTCTTAGTAAATCTAACTTTGCACCATTCGCAAATCCGTCTAAACCAGATCCATCTAAAATGAGGTTGGTTGCAGTATCACTTGCAAAGGTTGCTTTAACAGTTACCATTCCACCTGCTTTTGGTGCATTGACCACTGTATCTCTCAGTGTTGTTGTTACAAATGACATTATTTACTCCTTAAAATGATAACATCTCTTTTTCAAAATATCCCATAAGTTGCTTTTCAGGCACTTTATATTTCTTGGATATCTGATTAATAGTTTTCTCAAAAGTATTTAGGAAATCTGAAGGTTTAGCATCCATTTTTGCAAAAATATCATCAACAGCACCTTTCATCTTGGGAGATAACTTCTTATACTCCCTAGATTTCTTGTGTTCATCTTTCTCTGGTAAAGATTTTAAAAGGTTGCTAAACTGTTTCATCTGCCTCAACTTCTGGTATGTGGTTCTTAATAAAAGAACCAGCTACTTCTTTTCTTTTGTCTTCTAATGCGTCACCTACTTTTGCTGACATTGCATTTTTGAAAGCATCTTCTGCTCCCATCATATCTTTTTGTTGTAATGAACTTACAAAATCTTCTGCACTCATTTTTCTTCTCCATTATTTTTTGGTGGTGTTTCACCATCGTATTTA